ACTATCGTTCAGGGCCAGCCAGTAAAACTGAATAACGACGGTACCATTTCTCCTTATACCGGAGCAGAAGGAGAAATATACATCGGTATCGCTATCGGTTACAGTAAGTACCCAGCATATCCACCTTCGGCAGCTGGCGTAGAGGTAACGGTCATGGTCCAGGGTTACACCGTTATTCACGGTATCGCAAAAGCCGCCATAGCTACTACTGGCTATGTTCAGACAGACGGTACACTGGATGACAGTGGTACATATCCTAACTACAGTCCGTCGGCTTCGAATGCCGAGACTCCTTTCCTGGCCATCAACACGGCAGAGGATGGCGAACTGGTACGAATCCTTGCAAAATAACAAAAAAACATTTATAACATGGCAGAAAAAACTTTCACTCGGGACCAGTACTTAAAGGAGCTTCCCGAAATCGTAAAGAACATGGATGGCTTCCGACAGGGAAGCAACAAGAGTCTCCCGGTAGACATTCATCTGGGTGATATGCTCCAGGAGAAATATGGCATTACCCAGGAGGATTATTTCAAAGCCGTCGGGTTCAATCCCAAAGTCGACACGATGGAGAATATATACTCCATGCCGAATCCCGAACTTCGTTGGCTCGTTCCGGAGATTGTCCGTGAGGCAATCTATCTGGGAATGCGAGAAGCACCATTCTATCCCAACATCATCGCATCCGACCAGCCTATCAATGGGCTTACCGCCATCATGCCCCTCGTCAACATGTCCGACGCTAATCCCGCACGGGTGAACGAGGCCGAGACCATTCCTCTGGGTACCGTATCTTTCGGCCAGAAGTCGGTCAACCTTTTCAAAATCGGCAAGGGTTTCAAGGTTACCGACGAGGTACGAAGCTACGTATCGATGGACGTAATGGCAATATTCCTTCGTGACTTCGGTGTTCAGCTGGGTTATGCAATGGATGCTCTGGCCATGGATGTCCTCGTAAAGGGCAACAAGCTGGACGGTTCGGAATCGGCTCCGGTCATCGGTGTAGGAG